AAACGCGACACAGCGCCTAGAGTTTATGGCGCACAAAATTAAAATATCATAATCTTGGATTGTCGGAAGTTCCTTGGCCTTCCTCTTGCCATTTCCAGAGGCAAGCTGAAAGTGATATCCGGCGGTTTGGTGGTGTCTGGTCTTTATCAGTGTCGCTGACTTAACCTGCACCCGCAGGAACTCATCACCGTACCACGCGACAAGGTCAACCTTGTCCTGCTGTGCCATCGACACCCGCCAGCCTCGCTCCAATATGGACGCGGCGGCTAGGTACTCCCCGATCAAGCCAGTCGTAGTGGACATTGTTAGCCCTTCAAATACATAACCCAGAGTGTCATTCCAGTTATAGCGACTGTTGCAATGATTGTCACTGTCACACCTATAACTATTTTCTCTTTGCGTTTTGCCTGTTCTTCAAGGGCTTTCTTCTGCTCGGCGCGTTGTCTGGCTATCTCGGCCTGTAATCTCTCCCACGCACCCTTCTTACCATACAACATAAATATGCTACGCATCTCATCACGCAGTGTGTCTAATTCTTCTTTGCGGAAAAACTCATCGATGCCAGACTGCTCTACACCAGTAAGTTTTGAGAACATGCCCTTCTTTTTTCGGCTCGCACCGAAGTTAAGTTCTGCCTCGGCCTTTGCGTATTTCGAGACCTGACCGGAAAGTGATGACAGGTCTTTGCCAGCCTTGATTGCAGACGATATGGCACTGCTGGCGGCACTGACTGCCGCGAATGCTGACATTGGGTCGATCATTCTAGCCTCGTATCATCAGGATGATGACGACTAGCAATGCAATCTGGACTGCGTCTATTACTGGTAAGCCTATCATATTAGTAAACCTTCACAGAGTCGGTTGCTACATACCTCGGCACACAATATGCCGTGGCTCGGTCTCTTGCGTCTATGTAATCCGAGTATGAATAGTTTCCATACCGCTTTGTGATTTGTGACGCAAAATAATTACATTCCGTTAGGCTTCTAAAAAACAGGTCGCCGCTTTCAAGTCTCCTGCTGTCCCCTGAGCCAATATAGACCAACAATAAAAAAACGTGTTCCACATTTATTCGCTTTTGGTTTTTACGTTTTTCCAGATGCGGATGCCAAGCAAGATCAGACCACCGACACCAAGAACCAGCGTGATCCATTCGTTCAGGGCTGGTAGCCAGATCGGGCTAGATATCCCTGCGCCGGATAATGCGTAATCGATGTCGGACTCGTTCATCAGTCTGCCTCCAAAGCGGTAATCCGTGAGGTTCTGTTATGCTTTACCAGCCAGCAGGTACTTTGCCAACGATTGGCGGTGTTACAAGATTCTGGATTTGCTCATCAAGCATTGACTGTAGTTCAGCTTCTGTCTTGTCCAAGCCAGCCAGAACCTTCTCTTTACACCAGTCTTTTGTTATGTCATCAAACGCCACAAAGTTGTCAGCGTTAGCCTCACCAGCACTGGCTGTTCCGTATGCTGAAACAGAAAGCGGTGCGCCTTCTTCATTTGTTTCTGTGTCGCTGGTAGCAGTGAACCGCCAATGAATTGTTTTAGCAACATCAGTTAAACTGTTTTCTGTTGGTGCTGTATCGATTTGTGGGTAATCCCACGAGTATGTGTTAGCCATTAGTTATACTCCTCTGTCGGCGCATCAGGCCAAGTAGGGTTGTCTGGGTCAGTCTGTCGTATAACGCGGATAGCCGCACGATACGTTGCAAACAAAGCCTTGCAAGAATCTGTCAGGCCACTGTCGGATAACTGTGTCCAGTCTGTCGCATCCAGTATAGCTTGTGATAATGCTTCGTTGCTTGCGTAACTCGTTGGTATTCCATCAGGTGAAACTTGCTCACCAATGTTTTTATAGTTTGCCATATCTTTATCCTAACAAATAGCCATACCAAAAACTCAAGTGTGCATTTGCGTTAGCTGTTACTGTTCCGCCACTCTCTTGGTAAGTTTGAAAAGATGCAGTGTCCCCTGCAACCATCTGCATCATACATTGAGTCGCATACGAAATGCCCCCATTTGAGGTAGAACCCAAATACAAAGTCTGTGAGCCGCCAGTTTGTGCATCATTCTTAAATATCGATGCGATGCCTCTAGCCGCAGAAACCGATGCGAAAAACTGACCGTAAAAATAATAAACACCAGCTACAGGCGCAGTAAATTTATATGTGCCTGTGTTATACCCACCACCAACATTAAAAACAGCAGAGTTAGCTGGGAAAATAGTTTGTGTACTAGTTGGTATTGACCAACCAGCCGATGATACGGCACGGAATGCTGGTTGTGCTGGCTTTGTAACGATTCCGCTTGAACTAATACGCATCTTTTCGCTGCCTTCATAATCAACTGTCAGGGCAGTCTGTTCAGCGTTGACATCCCAGTTTATAGTGCTTGAAGCAGAACTAGACAATGCAAACTTTAGCGAAGCCTCGTTGTAGCTACCCGGTGTTGAGTTATGGCTTTGAATTTGTATTGCGTTGTTTGCGCCAGACTTGTACAGCGACAGTTGTTCGGATGGGTTGTTGAGTCCAATGCCGACGAGGCCGTCCGATGTGATGCGGAGGCGTTCAGTATTACTGCCGCCGTTTAGTCTAGTAGCAAATGTCAGATAACCGCCATAATTACCATCGGTTGAATCTTCCTTAAACCCACCGATTGCACCAAAGAATGTCGGGGTTGTTCCGGTATATGAACCGCCAAGTGACAGAACGCCGCCTTTGTTTGCCGCTTGAGAATCAGTAGATGCCAGAAACGCTTGTCCATATAAATTAGTGCCAGTGTGTGCGCTACGAACATCTGCACCAGCACTAGGCGAAGTAGTCCCCAGCCCTAATTTACCATCATTAGTGAGACGCATCTTCTCACTGCCGTTATCCAGCGTGGTTGAGCCAGTTTTGTAAATAAATACGCCTGTGCCTCCAGCAGACAACACCATATTCTCATCAGTGCTACTTTTAATAACAAGATTGTCATAGGTAGTTTCATCACCTATTTGATGACCGTCACCAATAGTCAGCGCATCAGCCGTCACCGTGCCTGTGACATCAATGCCGCCCGATGTGATGGTCATTGCGGCAGTAGAAGCAATCATATTGGCATAAGTTGTGCCGTATTGAAATGCAAGATTACCGCCAGATGAAACGGAAGCACCCCATTGCTTGTCATTATCACGGTTAATCACAAAATATGGTGCGGCACTACTTTTTCGCAACTCAAGCAATCCATTTGGCGCAGTTGTCCCCAGCCCTAATTGCTGTTGGTCGGCATCCCAGTAAAATCCTTGTGTTGTGCCATCATCCGCATACAGCGACACATCGCCGCCTGAACTAATCTTCATAGCAGATAAATTGCTAGTCCCATCAGTTCTACCTAAATATAAATTACCGTGACCCGTGTTATTCCTTGAATCAATATATGATTCATTGCCGTTATGCCTAAATCTTAAATATTGATTCGTGCCATCACTGTCGCTTAATGTTAAGGTTGGAGTGCCAGTGTTTTGTATTGTGGCATTACCATCCACTGTCAGCCCATCAGCCGTCACTGTGCCTGTGACATCAACAACCCCTGTACCGTCCGGTGCAAGGGTGATGTTACCGTTTGTGTCGGTGCTTGAGATGGTGTTGCCGTCTAGCCGCAGATTGTCGACCGCCAAAGCATCAATCGCGTCAGTGCCGTCAGAGAAGTTTTTCAGGTGCGTCATCTGCTCCCGAAGCGCATTATTGACTGCACTGGGCAACATGCCTTCCGCCACAGAGATGTCGCCGATCACATCATTCGATTCGTTTGTTGCCGAGTATTCGGTTAGTTTATCCTTAGCCATTATTAGCCTCCAACTTCGCTGTCAATGCCTTGGCATTTTGCATTTTTGTAAAAGACATCGACCACATCACTCCGCGATCATATAGTTCAAAATAAATGTAGGTTGTACGTTGTTATGTGCCTGACCGCCACCAGTGGAACTCGAAGTTCCAGACTTTGTTGATGATCCAGATTGGATGACACTAACCAGACCACTCGCGTTTCCGCCAGTGCTGGAAGCGCCTGTCGGAATACTTACACTAAAGGTATGCGTATGCGAGGCAAGTTGCGATTCTGTCAGCGTGTGTGTTTCTGAGCCGCCTGTAGCACCTAAATTATCACCATTGAGACCACCAGATTGACCTGTTAGCCTGTTCGCAGACGTTCCGCCCATATCATCCTGACCAGCAATAGCGCGGCCACGAAGATCGGGAACATTAAACGTGGTTGACCCATCACCAGAGCCGTATGTCGTCCCAATAGCCGAGAACAAAGATGCGTATGTTGTCCGGCTAATCGCCTGACCGTAGCAAAGCTGGTATCCTGCTGGAGCGGTAGCCCCCGCGAAGGGTAGCACAGTTCCCGATGGCAGTGAAAAGCTGGACAGCGTGGTAAACCCAATATTTCCTGAGCCGTCAGTTTTTAAAACTTGGTCTGCGCTTCCGTCAGCTTGAGGCATTGACAGGCCGTCAATGACCACAGAACCTGCTCCATTTGGCGTCAACGTAATGTCGCCGTCAGTGTCTGTGCTTGTGATGGCATTGCCGTCTAGCCGCAGATTATCGACATTTAGCTGATCCGCAGACGGCGTCTCAAGCGCCACAGCGCCTGTGCTGACGTTCTTGAGATCAACCATAATTTCACGCAAAGCATTATTGATCCCAGCGGGGCTACAGCCCTCCGAGATGTTAATCGACTGGATGTCGGCATTGTCAGAATTAGTTGCGCTGTAATCGCGCACGGAGTTCTTCGCCACTATCGTTGTCCTCTTAGCATTGCCTTGCCGCTTTCTGTTATATCATAGATTGCGCGTTACGCGCACCCAACCTTACTGATCGAATATATTTTTCATTCCGCGTGTCATGTCTGGTGCGCCGCCTGTCATTATTGACCCGACTGGGCGATCCTCAAAGTCAGACATTAACTCTCCAGAAACCATACCTGTTTGCCCAAGAACACGACCCACGACCATCATGTTTCTTGTGTTGAACCATTTGTTACCCTGACCAGCCCTTAGTTCCGCAAGAGCCTCGACAGCGTCAGACCTTGTAAGGACATCTGCCAGAGCCTTTACGTTATTATCCGCCATCTTTCTTCCCGCCGCGTCCTTAATGGCGTTTGGCAAAGCCCAAGGCGCGGCGGCATACTTTATAGCAGTGCCTGTTGCTGTGGTGGCCTCTATTGCCTCTTTTGCGCTTTCTTTCGCCGCAGTGTCACTTCCTGTGTACATAGCCCGACTTGCGGCTTCCATAACTTTCGTTAAATTTTCAAAAGCCTTCATCTGATCTGGAGACATAGCCGCGCGAAGTCGGTCTAGCTGTTCTTTTTTGCCAACCATACTGCTCCAAAAGACTGCTGGTGCGCGTGCAGGGGCTAAGTCTGGGCGAGCAATCATCGACATAGGTATGCTACTTGCTTTTTCCCATTGGCGTTCTAGCGCACCCCTGATTGTGGCGTTCCATATGTCTTGTCCGCCATCAACCTTTAGAATGTTTTCTTTTGCTTGCTTGATTGCTGATGGGCTTGACGATGTTAGAAATCTAGCACCCATATACTCAAAATCGCGTATGTTTTTGTTTGCCAGTATTGGAAGTATCCCAGCCTCAACTTCGTCTATTGGGCGACTCAAATCGCCCCAAGCCGCCCTTGCGCCAGCGTACTCAGGGACTTGCTTGTCCATATCAAGCAATAGTTTTCCCTGCAACTCTTGCAATCTTCTTGCTTTTTTCCCTGCCCCAGCCCTGACGGCGACACTAATCTCGTCATCCAGAATTTCCTTTATGTTGTTCTGGACGTACTCAAGGTCTATGTCATCCCTAATAACAGGAACTTTTTTGCCGTCAACATCAACCATCTTTGTGTAATTGCTACGCAATCTGCTAAGGGCTGACTTTAGAGGCTGAAATTGATCTGCTGTTTCCCTAACGGCTATGTCAAACTCACCTAAGTTCACTGCGCTTCCTGATTCAAATGCCTTTGCGTATGCGGGTGCGGCGGCGGCACTGCGCTGTTTCTTTATCTGTTGGACAGCCTCGCCAGCAACTGTGGCTAGTTGACGCCCAGTAGCCTCTTGGCCACCTGCTTTGGGGGCAATCCCTTCAAACATCTTTGACGCGGCGACACCTATTTGCGAGCCACGTTCTGCGGCAAATTGCGCCATAGTTTCGGCTGTTCTAGGGTCGCCAGCGAGAGCCTTCTGCATTGCTATCAACTCTGCGTTTTGAGTCAACTCTGCTGGAGTCAGCATTATTTTTGTGCCGTATGCCGCATTTACGCTGTCCAGCGTTTCCTTCAAAGCCCTAGCCACGTCACCCGCGCTTGTTTTCATAGCCTGTGCGAACTTGGTGGCCGCCGCCTTTGATGCGGCTCTTGAAAGACCCTTGCCAATTAACGCCCCAGCTACGCTCGATGCCAAGTCAACGACACCCTCTGTCGCCACTCTCACAGGGCTTATTCTTTGCCCCGCCATCTGGCTTGCAAGTTGCTCTCGCAGATATTGCCCTGCCATTGCGCCTGTTGTCCCGCCAGCCGCCATAAGCGGAACTGCGGCGGGTGCGGTAATTGGTGTTGACCCAGCTAACAGGCCGCCGACAGTCCCTAGCGCACTGCCAACGGCTGGGAATGACGCGCCTAGACCGCCCACAAACTCGCGGACTGCCCCAGTCTTAACTTTTTGCAATTCTCCTGACGGCGTTTGATAAACAATACTTCCATCCGCAATCCCAAAACGCTCCATAGGTATTCCCATTTGCTGGGAATAATACCTAATGCGAGGCTCGGCCTCTTGGATCAAAGATGCCGCCGCAACAGTAGATATAGGCGCGGCATCTTCTGTCGTTGACCTGATAGGCATACGCTGGGGGCTAGGTGCTATGTCAAATATATTGTTAGCCATACTTATTACCTTGAACCTTTCGCCTCTTTAGCATACGCCTCAATGGCAGTAGCTTGGTCAACGTCATTAATTTGCATATACTTCTCAACAAATTCGTGCATATACAATGTTCGCACATTGCCCTCACTATCTTTGCCACTAATAGATATGGGGTATTTTTGGCTTAGGTCGCTAGTTATGGGTTCACCGCCAAGAATTTGCTGTGAGCGGTAAAGTGCGGCTTTGGCAAATCCTGTTTGATCTCTTAGCTTAGACTCAAACTGTATAGGCGAGTCGTCTGGGTTGACGCTATACTTCTTCGCATTTCTCAACTCAAACGCCGAAACCGCCGCGCCTGACAATTCGTTAAGAAGCACGGAAAAACTTTGCTGTATTCCGCGAATAAGTTGAGTCCTGCGGGCTATCCTATCTTTTTGCTCAGGACTTAACGACTCAGGATTTATCTTTGATAGAGTTGTTCCGTAAAGATTTTCTAATTCAGCCCCGTATGTCAAAAGGCTTGGGTCATAAGCCAGCCTTGCCTGATCCAACATAGATATCTGATTTGTGAGGCTAAGAACGTCCTTTTCCAAGTCCTTCTTTGTTCCCTTCTCAATGCCACTCGCACCCTGCGTGAAGGTAATGTTTCCATCCGCATCAACAGAAACTTGCATCCCACTAGCTGGCTTTACGCCCCCAACCTTGCCCAATATTTCGCCAGTAATGGGGTCTAGCATTGTTAATTGTGTCCCGCCTTCGACTGGCAACATTTTCATAACTGGTTTACTTGGCTGTCGCGCCTTGGCTAACGCGGTCATAGCTTGGATTTCTTGAAGCCTAGCGGTTCTCGCGTCAGCCTTTTTTGCCAATTCCGCCGCCTCTACTTGTGCCTGACGATCCTCACCAGCCGCGTAACCCTGCAATGCCGCCTGACCCATCTTGCCGATGGCCTGACCCAATGTCGTTGGCATAGTTGTGTAACCGCCAGCCTCTAATCCGGCTAGGGCGGCCTGTGAGATGGCCTGACCGCGTGGAGACATCAAAGGTGCGCGTAACGCACCCATAAGCCCTGTGCCGGCTTCCTGTGGCTGTTGTGGTGGCGTCTGGCCTGTAACTGTCGGTGACGGCATCCGAGACGTGTCTAGGCGCTTCTGTGCGGCCTGACGTGCAACCCTCTCAAACATAGGCGATGGTGCTGACGGACGCACTGACGGTGGCAGAGCCAGTATATTTGGCAAGCGCATCTGTGTGCGATCCATAATAGGAGTTGCCGGACGTCCAGCCGCCAGCCTGTTAAATTGTGCAAGCTGGTTTTGTGCAAATCTTTTTGTGTATGGGTCAAATGTTGTCATCTCTTACCCCTAACCTAATAGACTTGCAACGCCGCCAAGAACTGCGCCTGTCATTGGATCAAAGCCAGCCCTTGCACCCAACTGTGCGCCACCTAATGCGCCGCCAAGGGCAGACGCCATAGGCTGGCGATAGACTGGAGTGACCTGCTGACTCCCGACTGTGCCGCCCTGAATTGCGGCCATATAGTTAGCCAGCGATGAGAGTGGCTGTTCCTGCTCAAACTGGAAGCGCTGGATGTCAGCCGCAAGTTCTGCCTGACTCTGCGCCTCTCTAGCCGCGCCGACCTCGCCTAGTGTCTGGATGTCTGCAAACCCGAACTGACGCGCCGCAGGTGCTTGACTGATAGCCGCCTGTTGTGCTTGCAGTGCCGCAGGGGCAAGTGCTTGCGCGAGTGCGGCTTGCTGGTAGCCTGAGCCGTAGCGACCCGCCAGCGATGTCTGACCCTGAACCTGTTCAACAACTGGACGGAATGCCGCCGCCTGTAGTGGGTTAGTACCCATCAGGTTCTGCATAACCACGTCCTGCGTGGCCTGAATGAATGGTGATCCGGTAATAGCCTTCTGGCGCGCCGCAGACAGAGCCATCTCGGTTTCTGGGCTGTAGCCGACCGTTGTCTGCTCTGGGTAATACTGAGGCTGTTCGCCGTACAAGCGTTTTGCCTCTGACAAGCCGTACTCAATAAATGGCTGGGCGTACTCTGGTGCGCCTGTGGTTTGGGTGACCGTTCTAGTCTGTCCGCCGCCTTTACTCATTTTCAAAATCCTTCATCAGTACAACCGCCGACTCGCGGTAATCTTTAAGTTGTCTTGACCAGCCCTTCCGGCCTACTATTTCCATCCCATCGCACCCTATTGATTTTGCCCAGTGCGCGATAGATTTCTCGGCTTCCATTAATTCATCTAGGTTTCCGCCAGCCAGCCAGATGCGGCACATTGACTTCTGCGGATAATCTACTATCTCGGTTATAATACACGATATCGGCAAAGGGTGAAACTGGGCTTTCCCAGCAAGCACAAAATCGCGCACATCGTCAATACTATGCGACCCGCCAGCGTATTTCAGCGCGTCCTCTATGTATCGCTTACAACGATCCCAGTCGTGGCTGAATTTGTCATCAGCCGATAATAAGGTAGGCAAAGTCTGCATCGTGTCCCTGATTGTCATGACCAATAATCATAGTGCCGTTGGTGCTTGTTGCCTCAACATATGGATTGTGATGCCAAGGATTGTGACCAACGCCACAGAAGAAAACTAGGCTCTCAACGCTATAGCGAGGCTCAGACACTGTCGTCTGAGTTTGATTGGCTAGAAGGGTTACATATCCAACGCTGTTTAACCCACCCTCTATGGTTCTGTTTAGCACCTCGGCCACCTCTCTTGTGGTCGCCGTGACTGGATTAAGTCTGCGAAAATTAACCTGACGCCTCTCAATAGTCATCGTCTGCCAACCTTTCTGGCATCAATATCCATCCCCTGCGCGAACTCCCAATCTCCTGTTAGGTTCATCCGTGCGCGGTGATATCTGTCCTGTGCGCGGAATGGCGCAAAACCGTCAGCATTTGGCGCGACAGCGTCAGTGAATGTGGCGGACTCTGAGTGCAGGCTTCTAGTGCCGATCTGAATTGTCACTGAGCCGCCTCGGTGATATGGGTACACTCTCGTCACAATAGTGAAGTTGCCAGTGGCCAGACCTGTCTCGCCTGTCTCAATCGTGGCGTCAAGTGGGTCACCTGAGAATGCGTAAATTTTATTTCCGAGAGCGCCGCCGAACAGGAACTGGCCGCCCTTGTACAGTGCCGAATCCAGAGACGCCGGAAGCACATCGATGTTGGTCGATATGTTATCCAAGCCCTCCAACGTATAGCCAGCCGTAAAGAACGGCGCAATCAAGTCGGCAGTCACGTTTGCATATGACCAGCCGCCTGTCGCGTAGTTATAGATTAATAGCCTGTCTGGCCTACCGTCTAATGCGCTGTTTGACACATAAGACCAAACGGCAATCTGGTTCTGCGGGTCAACGCTGGACGTGATCCTGTCTTTATAAGCAAAGTTCACATCCTTGAAAAAGAATTTATCTACCTTCTCTGCCCCTATGTTCTTTGAGGTTGCCCCATCGTGCATGTAGAAGCCGTCGTCAGATAAGTAGAAAATGGTGTGACCGATATTACACACCGACCCAGAAACCTGACAGCCTCGCGCCGACTCCACCTTGTCAAACTGCCAGACCAGAGGCAATCCAGTGTATGTGGCGCGCACGATGGCTCGCTCCATCAGGATGGTGCAATACTCTCCGCCTATGATCTTTACGATATTACCCGCATCGGGGATGCTTTGAAAATCACTTTGACCTGTTCCGGCCGTCCAGCTTGTCGGGTCATCAAATGCAGACCAGTACACCTTGTACGGCACACGACCCGATCCATCATCGGCGTTAGCAATCCACACGAAGTCACGCACAACCGCCAGAAAGTCACCCTTCGGGGGCGATCCGGCCAAGTCAGCAAATGCGGTGCTTGTGCCTAGCGTCCAGACCTGCGGTTCTTCATTTACTCCACCTGTGGCGATAACCTTGTTTCCAAATTGCACGAACTCCCAACGATCTGAACCTGTAAGGTTATACCCACCAGCCTTACTGACATCATCTAAGTTGTTTGTTGTGATATCAAAATTGTATAGCTTTGTCGCGTCTCCAGCGAACAAATGCATCGTGCCATCGTCTTGCTTCGCCGCAAACACTTTCAGGATAGTTCCTGTGGCCGCGTTGCTGTACGCCACAAATTCGTTAAGACTACGATATCCGCCCAGAGCGGGGATTACGTTCTCCGCGACTGTGACGCCAGCAGTGTTATAGTCGGGCTGATCTGGTAGCCATTCGCCAAAGTTAATCATTGTTGCAACCAAACCTCACTGCCTGTGCTGACCTGACTCCAAATCTCAGAGCCAGCCGCAATCTCTGTCCAAGTCTCTGTGCCATCCTCAACGTCAATCCAATCCTCGCCAAGAACCTTGCCTGTCATTGTAACACTCGCCGCAATGTTTGACGATCCCGCCATAACGTAGTCAACTGTCGTTGCGCCTGTGGCCGTGAATACCGCACCTGCGATACCTGTGACACTCATTACAACATTTGCCGAAGCCGATGAGGTGAATGCAAAACCACCAGCGCCAGCGTATGATGCTATAAACGTGGCGGTGGCTGTAACTGAACCAGCGCCAGTGACTGACGCCGCAAAGTTCTGAACCCTGTTAGCCGTACCTGCGGATGTCACGGCTGTTGTGGCAATTCCTGAGATTACTTGTGTGTGTTGCGGAATGGCCGTTGCGGACAAAGCAACAGAAGCACCCCCAACAAGACCCCGAACCCTGTCAGCCGCGCCTAAAGATGTCACAGCAAATGCCGCGCTACCGTCAGAATTAGTAAAGTCTAACTGGTCTAGCTGTTCTAGGGTTAAGCCGTAAACATCTAACTGCTCCAGCGTCCCCCAGCTATCTAGTTGCTCAAGTGTGGCCATATCGGCTCACCTACGCCGCAGTGATGTCTAAATCACCTGTTGGTATCTTTAGAATATCACCAGAGGCGATTGTCTTGGCAGTGGTGAACGCGCCGTGGATCAGCAGATTGCCGGATGATGCCGCGTCAAAGATGCCGAAGTGGCTGATACTGCCCCAAGAGCCAGTAGCCGCCGCGAACTCAATCGCCGCATCGTTAGATGACGTGCCGCCAGACGCCGCACCAAACGATGCAACCACTCTGGCGTAGTTGTTGCCAGTCAGTTCCGTGCCTGAATTGTCATCCGCAAATGATCCGGTTGACAGGCCGACATAGACATTTGTTGGCATTGTGTACGAACCAACCGACAGGATGTGGTCTAATATTTCGTTTTCAAGGTAATCAGATAGTGCCGACATTTAACTCTCCGCAGAATTGTTTTGGCGTTGATATATGGATTTGATTTGCAGTGAGCCTGTTCCATAGTTTGCTCTTTGCTCATCTACTTTTATTTCTTCTATGGCCAGACTAAATCGTTGCATGTACTGCGCCGCCCTAGTCTCATCTAGCAAAAAGGCGTAGGCCTCGGCAAGCGCCCCATAAAGGTAAGCGTCAGGGTGGCGGGACAGCACAACATTGGTCAGGTTGCTGTCAGAAAGAGAAGACAGGCTACCAATATACACAATCTCGGCAGTGTACCCAGCATCCGGAATTGGCCGCAATTTCATCTCGCCGCCAACAATACTGAAACCAAGGGGTTTGCCAGAGCCATTTGATGAATAAGTTGAGTCAAGTGAACTTGGACTAAAGTAACTAAGCACAGTCTTTGGATCAGTCCCTAGTGACACCTCTCGCACCTCACGCAAGTCAGTCGGTAGCGCAATATATTCATCGCCGGATGTCAGGGTCGCAGTGGCTCGCTTTTCCTGATCTCGCGTCTCAAGTTCACGCGACATGCGCGACTCTGCAAGTTGGATAAAGTTTGGTATCTGCGAGGTAAGGTCATCACGCGCAAGGAAGTTTGCGACAGCCGTCTTTAACTCGGTGTAGGTGCTGATGCTCATAGTGTTCCGCCGCCTGTCCTAAAATCACGGTTCTGGTGATCGTTTAACCAAGCCTTCCACGCCTTCGGGTTTTCGCGTGGACTGCCAAGTGTCTCCAGAAGATGATTATAAACTACGTTTGGTATTTCCGCCACATGATGCATGTGCTTCTGTGTGCCGTGGAAATTTGAATTGCTCCAGTCGTTACTCATCTGCTTGTTTATCTTGAGCAGGTTGTCAAAGTTCTGGATTGTCTCAACGATTGCGGTGTCGCTGTGGTCTTGGTGCATCTTCATCACCGTGCCTGTCGCCGCATCGCTTTTAATAATTCTCTGCATTTAACATCCCTTACAAAAGTAATGGGGGCGACTTGTGCCGCCCCCTCTTATGCTTATGATCCTGACAGATCGAAGATGCCAGCGTGTGCCTTTGGCGCAAGTGGCTTCAATGCCCACTCACAGATGATCTGTGAACGGTCTGCGTCACCGTTCTTTGCCAACTCTATTTCGGCAAAGTTACGGCCATTCAGTGTGCAAAGTTCAATGAATGAAGGGTCGATCAGGAACATCTTGTCGTTTGACATGAAGCGTGATGGTGTTGCCTCAACTGTACCAAAGTCAGTAAGGAATACTGATGTTGACCCAACGTAGGCGACTTCCTTCGCGGCAGTCATGTTTACGTCATTGCTGACAAGGTTGCCAGATGCTGACAGGTCAGAGAAGTTCGCACGGTTAGTGGCCGAGCAAAGCATCATTGATGGGTTTCCGCCATCTGTCCAAGCGTCCTGCATACCGTCTTCGATGAGTGCAAGAGTCAACGCACGATCATCGCCGTCAGTCACAGTGTCTGTGCCTGTACCTGCTGAGAATGCGCCAGCGCCAGCACCAACTGAACCGTTTGTCATCCAAGTCATCAGAGACGCAGATTTGCGTGGGTCTGAGCCAGAACGTGCAACATTTGTGTCGGTGATTGACTTCTCGATGTCTCTACGAAGCTCGATCGCTTTTAGCACTTTTTGATAATTGTGTTCACGTTGGCGGCCTGCTGTGTCCACTGCATCAAGTGTGCCAGATGTAGCAAAACTTTTCACAGACACCTGATGATAATTACCAAGACGGACTGTCGGAACGGCCGCCGCTGTACTGGCGTCAGCACCTTCGTTGACGTAATTGGTAGCAGATGCGCTAGCCAAATCCTGTGTCTGCCACTCAGTGAAAACAGCAGATGAAGTGCTTTTCTTCATGTTGCTGAATGCTGGTGTCTCAGAGGGGTCGATCCGATAAATAATATCGGCAAGTTCTTCTTTTTGGCCGATAGCGGCGCTAGTAGCGAAAGTAGTCATTTTGTGTTCTCCTTGGGCTAACTGCCCATCAAGTAGTTGACTGCGGCGTCAACACTGCCCTCTTTACTGAGGCGATCCAGTGCCTTCTTCCGCGAACGGTTTTGCACATCACTCTTGGTGCGAGGTTGCCCAGCCCTTGCCATCTTCGGTGCTTTCTGTGTGCGTTTCTTGGCGGCGGGTTTCTTACCTTGAAGATTATCCCACTTCCACGCCTTATAAAGAAGTTCAATCGCCCTTGCGTCTGACGCATTTGCGATTTCTTCCTCAGAAAACCCGATCCGCCTCTGAGCGTACTTGATGACTTCCTGACGCTCGCTATCGCGGACATCTTCATCTTTCCAGTCAGGTATGCGGTTCAGCATGTCTTCACGTTGCGTAACCAAGTGCTTTTTCATCTGCTCTTGCTGTTCAAGTGCTTGCTCTTGGGCTATGCGGTTTTGCTCTGCTTGCAACTGCTGGGAATACTCTTTTTGCTGATCCCACTCAGTCTTATACAGAAACAAGTCACGTTCCGACATTGTTTCAGCTAATGCTCTCCAGTCAGGCTCTTGCTGAGTTGTCTGCTGGATTTGACCTTGCAACACATCGAGATGTTGCTTGTAAGCGTCTCGTAACTGCTTAGTCTCGGCGGCCTCTGCTTCAAAGGCTTTGCGTTGTTCTGCCAGTTCCATAGAACGCTTTGTAAATGCCTGTTGGCGCGAATACCCATTACGCAATTCATCCAAGGTTACCTCATGTTCCACGCCGTCAACTTTGACGGTGTAGGACTCAGGTTCTTCAATGTATTCGTCTTGATCTTCGTCCTCGTAGGCATCTTCGCCGTCATCAATATCATCGTCCTGATCGTCATCTTCGGTGGCATCGTATTCTGCCGTGTCCTCTGATGTGTCAGCCGCCTCTATCTCAGGCTGTTGAGGTTCGGCATCCTGTGCCTCTACCTCTGACCGTTCTTCTACTACATTGTCCTCTGATGGGGTGTTTAGAAGATTCAGTGCATCGTTAAAAGAAATTGCTCCGTTTCCATTTGGATTGTCGGACATATATTTCACCTTTTCCTTGTGTTAAAATTGTTTTGCGCCTTGACTTGTTCAAGTTGCGCGTTTGCCATCTTACCATCCTCAATTACAGTATTAAAGTACCCCTTTAACGCCTCAAGATTCTTTAATAATTGATATAGGCGTTCTCGGCTGTCGTTGTCTGTAACCTCGCTGTTTCGCCAAGCGTCTATGAATTGCGCCTCTAGGTAATCAAACCCCTCCTGTAACAATTCGTTCCTTAACAACGCCTCGGCCTTCGCGGCTCTGGTTATAGCTTCCCTTGCTTTTCCCTCGTTCATGATATCTCTGTCATTCCTATTGTTGATGGTCGTGTTCTGAATATGTCAGGTCGCGTTGCCCCTGCAAGGCGGAACATTTTATTACGTTCATCAAATAATAAACCGTCACCGAATACTGAGCCAGAGAAGTCAGGCGCGACATCCAATAATCCCATTCGGGCATACGCGGCGGTGGCGTCATCCGTGTCATCTCGCTGATCTTCACCCATACCAGTGTCAACGCGGCAAGCATTCAAGTCCCTGTCAAATTTATATCCGGTCGGGCATCTTTCTTCGCCTGTCTCGGAATCCGTTAATGAGCCGACAACCTCTGGGCGGTCATCGCGGTATCTGGTTGCGGAGTCGTCATAAGGTCGAACAAGGTCTGCATATGCGCCTGTGTAATCTGGGTCTTGCCTACCGGAGTACACAGTGCCGCCGAATGGCGTTTCTGTAAATGACCCAATTACTCTGGGGTTGCCAAACGCGTCCACACCGCTTGTCACAGGCTGTCCGATACCTGACTGCAACTGCGTGTAGGCATTGCCTGTCAGACTGCCTAGCAAGCCACTGTAAGGCTTGCCAGCGTCAAGGTACGTCATAACGCTTGGTGCGCGGTAACCATACCGAGCCGCTAAGTCTATAGGCGATGGGCTGTATCCACCCAAATTGGTGAAACCCATAGAAGCCCTGCCAACAATCTGATCCCTAGCCTGTTGCTCTCGGCGTTGCTTTTCTGCGATTGCCGCTTGCGTGTTTGCTAAGACCTGCGCGGCCACATCGTCCTGACGTTGCTGTTCCGCAAACTGTGCGGCGGCTTGTCTGGCCGCACTGGCGGCAATCTCGTTTTCTAACTGCTGGGCAACAGCCGATGTCGGAGTGTATGCACCGAAACGCGCATCCTCTCCACCGCCACCACCGCCATAGACCTCATAACTCTGGCCAAGCTGTTGACCAGTTCCTCCGGAATGTGAAGATTCAAAAGTCAGCGCCATACCTAAACCCTCGGCAAGTTAGTTGAAATTTCGGCATCGGTCACTGCCTTTGCCACTCTCAGTTCAGCTTCGGCTTGGAGTTCCTGCTGGCGCAGTTCCATCTCCATAGCCATCTTCTCACGCTCTAGCTGTATCTCCAACTGCATACGCTCGCGCTTGAGTGCCATATCCTGTTGCATCTCGATCATCTTCGGATCAGGTTGTGGCTGTTCAGGCTGGGCTTGCATAGCGGCCATCTGTTGCTGGATCATCTGCGGCGAGTTGAAGAATTGATCGGCATCCTTGAATCCGCCAATCTCGGCAATAGACCGCAGTGTATTAACGTACTGAGGCATCGACACGATTGGGTTGCTCGCACCCAACTGCATCATGATCTGCTCCTGCTTCGCCGCAATCTGCGTCAGGAATGCAATCTTTGTCTCATCGTCAGACGTGCCGAGGCCAACCTGCACAACGCAGTCAAACTCGGACTCCCACTCAGCAGGGTTAATCGGCACAAACTTGTTACGCAAGCGCACGATGCGATCCTTGTTATCGTACTTGGTGACCAAGTGCAGGATGCCCTTGAACAACTGCTTGACGCCTGTCTCGGCAAATGTACGCGCAATGCTCTCCAGCTTGATCTGTGCGCCACGGACTGTGGCCGAGACTGCTGACGCGGTGCTTGACTGCAATGCGTCTGCGTCAAGCCCCTGAGACGCGGCACTCATTCCTGTGCGCTGTTGCTTGACAGTGTCAACGTAATCCATCAGAGGCCGGATTTCCCCGCCAACTGGTGAGCCTGTGATCTGCTGTAACATTCCAGCCTGTCTGACGCGGATGACGCCGCCAGCAGTGCCGTCCAGCAAATCATCGAGATTAACCTGACCCTCAACAGCCGCCATACGCGGCAGGGTGGATGAATAAACGCTGTCTAGGTACTGGCGCATAAGGGTCGTCTTGATGACCTGCAAGTCCTCGGTCATGTCATAGATGGAGCGACCAATCAGGCGGTGCGGCATCATGATAGGCGTGACAGCCGCGAATGGGATGTGGTCAAACGGCTCATTGTGCAGGATGTGCTGGCCTTCCGAGCCAATCGCGCAGATGCGTCTACGCTCGGCAATGCCGTCACCGTCATAATCGATGTTGGTGATGCACTCGTAATAGACAACCTCGCGCAGTGCCGGATCGGCGGCCTCTGTGCCTGTTGACGCCTCTAGGTCTTGGAAACGCTGGGTTCGCTCGCTGTCAATGTCCAACTCGCCAACACCCGCGTGTGCCTCTACTTCCTCGCGGTCATAGCCCATAGCGACAAGGTCACTGACGGTCATAGTCGTGCGGTGCGCCATAAAGTGCGCCTCATCCAGTGAGACTGCACGGCGTGATACCAGAAATTCTTCCGGCGGTATGTTTATAACCTTAATCTTGCCGGACTTGCGTGTGACGCGGACTGACAGATCATAGGTTGACGACACCGGAAATAACTCGCCTGTCATCTCATCTGCATATGTCTCGGTGATGGTTTCTTCCTGCGACACAATCTCAACGTCAGGGTCATCCATCAGCATCGCCAGTTCTTCTTCTGACAGGCCGTTATATTCTTCTTCGGTTACGTCCTCGGATTCATCCCAGTAAAACTTGACAACGCCAAGGCGGAATAGCAACGCATCCTTGAAGAATGTGTGCAGTAGCTTGTAACCATCATTGTCATTGTTGATGACGTGGTTGACGTAATCTGACGCCTGTTCAGCCTTCTCCACATCCTCGGCAGTGCGCGGCTTGAACCGGACATACTCATCGTTGGACGTGAATACCCGCATGATATTGGGTAGCATCGACTCAATGGTGTCGGCAACCTCAGTGGCCACAACGGATGACTTGCCGTCAACCTCGTTGCCCAATGGCTCGCCAAGATAGAAGTCCATAGCGCGTAGACGCTGTTCGGTGTACTCGCTGTCGAAATGATTAAGGGCATCGTTTATCTCATTCGATACGATGCTACTTAACTGATATTCATCCATCTTGTCGGCCATAGAATGCCCCTATTAGTTTCCGGCGTACTTGCCCAAGGTTGTGTTGTGACCCACTCTAGGCTTGCGCTTTGGCTTGGCCATTGGCGCGGGACGCATGATGTCGGCTGAACCCATAGCCTCATTCATAGTACCCATAGATGGCTTTGACTTTGGTAGGGGCATACCCTTTTTCTTTCCATAGTTCATTTTTTTACAGCTTTCTTTAGTTTGGATGTCATCTTCGGCTTAGTCGGCGTGCCTGTCATGCGGTCACCCTGAGACGTATTGACGTGCTGGGGCTTCGGCTTGACATCTAGGCTTGGATTGGCTGGTGGCGTAACCTTACCCTGCAAGCAACGCTCCATATTTGAGCAACGGACAGGGTGAGCGCAGTGTTCACATAAATTCATTTTTTCTTTGCCTTCTTCTTTGCTGTTTTTGCGGCCTTCTTAAATGCTGATGCAGTCGGCGCACCTTTCGCACCGACCTTCCGCATCTTCTCACCTGATCCAGCCGCTATACGTTTACGTTTTGCTTGAATGTTAGCGTATAAGCCCTTTGGCATTACCATTTTTCCTTGTTTGCCCAATACGCCGCCGACATCTTGCCCTTGGCTATATTCTTTGCGTGGCGAGCCTTGAACGACTCGCGCCGTGCCTTCTCGGATGCCGTCTTTGGTGAACTACCTGCGCCGCTAACGCCCTGCTGGCCGAAGCGGATGGTCTTCACCTTGTCACCTTCCTTCGCCACAACAACGTGCGACTTAGTTGGATGCGATGGCGTCCTCTTGGGCTTATTATAACCACTTACGCCTACTTTAGCTAGTCGGGGGTCTTTTACCTTGCGTGGGGGCATTAAAACATTATTCCTGATGGTTGTTGCTGATCCTGACGCATTCCTTGTCCCGCCGCAAGCAAGCCCTGACCGCCAGAAACAAACAAGGGGACACCTTCTTGGATAGAGGCGCGCATTTTTGGCGTGATTTCGATGGTAAAGCGGTCACCTAAATCTTCAATAAATTTGTTACCAGCAAACGCATCTTTGTCAAAACGCTTGGCGACTTTCTTTGCGATCCTTGGGATTATTTCATCATAGTAAATTTCAAGACCGTCATTTCTCCACCTGTCAGCTTGTAGTTCGCCTTGCGAAAATGACACAAATTTCTTGCCCTCTCTTGCGGCCTGTGTAAGAAGTCGTTTTATGCCAGCTTCTGCAAACTTTTCTGTGTTGCCAACAAGCGGAGCGATGGGAATGTCAGCCCTAAATTCGCCTCTAGTATCGTCAAGTTCGTCCCTTGCGCTTCTTACTCTAAAATCAAAGTCCATCATCTTTGTAGCAATGTCAACACCATCAAAGTTTGATGGGTCTATTGGGAGTTCACGCCCATCTGCGGTCAACGCAACTTGATCCGTTCCTCGCAAAAGAGAGTTCATTTCTGCGCGACTGAGAAGTTCTGATCCGTCCTTTGCTTTTATAGCTAGGCCAGCTCTGGCGTAATCTTTATCAAGGTCATTTTTTGTTATTTCTTCACCGCCAATTTTTTTAGATATTTTATTCATAAAGTCCAAATAAAAAGCGTCTCTTTCATCTACAGCGTTGTCTAGTTTTTGCTGTATCGGCTCTACCTGCTTTTTTATTTGAGCTAGTTTTTCTCTGTCTTTTGGTGTGTCAAACCCATATTTTCTGCCTTGTTGACCCCAATCCGATTGCAGTTCCTCAACATATAAAACATCGTTTACGCCGCTTTCTGTATTACGATCTTTTGTTCTAACGTGGACAGCAATATTAGGCTCGTCAAAATGACCCCTTTCATAAAAATAACCCTTCATTCCCTCATACTCTGGTATTTGCAAAAGCGTTTCGCGGTAATTTGTGCCGCCATCTTCGACCATATCAGGCAGGTTAAACTTAGCACCACCAAATCCGCCCGACACGACCCCAAAATCCATAGCTAGGTCTTGTGCGCGGACTCGTGCCTCGGCTAGAGAGTTTTCTACACCGATCCTGTCACCATCTGCGTCATAAATGTCAAACCCATCATTATCGTCCCCCATTATTTTGAAACCAGTGTCGGGATCAACAAGACGATATGTTGGATTCATGTTGTATACTTCAAAAATTTCATCTTTAACCGCCGACTGCAAAGCATCAAGTGTCTCTTGCCCTATATCGTCCGCCGTAGGGAAGCCAACTTCATCTATTTTTTCAACTAATTCGTCTATTTCGTCTTTTGTCTTTTGACCACCAAACGCCCTATTAACATAAAAATCAGTATTCATGTAAAGCAAATCATCAATTTCGTCTTGAAGGTATCTAGGATCGAAATGTTCTTCGGGGGGCAAAACGTCTGCTCTGGCTGGAAAGTTCAAACTTTCAAACTCTGCCCCCTCAAGCACAGTCTCCTGCGGCCTAATCCGGTTTTCCTGCAACAGACTAACAAGTTCTTCGCGTGTAATCTGTGGCCGATCTAGCAATCCACGCAATTCCGGCGTAAACGCAATCTCGTCAGGCTTGACACCAGCACCTGTCAACATCTTTTCAAATTGCTGTCCAGTTCCCTTGGCCTGTGGCAAGTTCTTTGCGACCTCTAACGCCTGACTATAAAATCCTAACTCGTCAACATCTCTAGGCGGGATGACCCTAGTTGTGCCACCGCCACCACTCATTCCAAGTGCGCCGCTAGGCTTTGGCGCGAGCAAACCTGCACCAGTAAACATACCAGCCGCTTCGGCGGCGTCAGCCAGAACATCCTCAGACGGCAGTCCAGTGTAGGGGTCTATATCTAGGGGCATGCCACCCATAGCGCGAGCAGATGTCCTCGCCACAGCCTGAATAGGGGCAGGGAATGAAAGCAGGGTTTCTCCAGATGGAGTTTTCGCAAATGGCAGGATCATGCCGGAATCAGCATATTCACCCTGACCAAGTAAAGAACGCATCAATGCGTCTGTGTTTGGCCTATCAAAACCAGCATCATCAGCAAGCAACCCCTCACTATACCCGCGATATAAATCTGCCATCTAAACAACCCAACTTGTGTCTCTCTTTAAACTGCGATTGGAATTATAACCCCTTGAGTAACCACCCGCAACCGCACCTTGACCCGCGAATGTCAGCACAAACGCATCGGCCACGTCCGGCGACCTCTGGCCGCGTTTCTTCATCTCGTCCTTCGACTCAACCTTCAACTTGCCGGATGACAGGTATTTATACCTTATTCCGGTAATCTCCGCCATAAGCGTGTCATCCTGCGGTATGTGGCAGTCCCGCGCCTCAAACCACTCACGCGCATTCCAGAACAACTCATCGCGCAACCGATTGAAGCGATCCTTCAAGCTGGCCGACTCCGACACACTCACCGCAACGGCTGGCAAGCCCAACTCGCGCAACCTGTCCGCCAGACCCGCACCCAAGCCAATCGCGTCAATGTATATCGCTTGCGGACGCATCCTATACGGCACAGAGTCATGCTCGGCCAGTATGATACCCGCCAACTCCATCAAGTCCTTGCCCTGCCACGTCTTGATCGGCTCGATCATAACCTGACCCTGCCGCTTGCACAGCGCAGACCTGTCACCGCCAAAGCGAGCCACGTCCAGCCCCCACTCAACCGGAGTCGTCTCCGCCATCTCGATGTCGCGCTTAACCGCATCCTCAACCAAGTGCAACGGCACAAGAACGTCATCGGACTGCGTGGGGAACTCACCCAAGACGCGCACGGCAAAGACATTGCTCTCCTCGCCGTACTTATTCGCCATATCGGTGATAAATTTGGGGTCAACATACTCACCCTCGCGGCATGACACGGTTATGCAGTGCCAATTCCCACGGTCAGAGTGAAACGCATCGTAAAAATACCCATCAGAACGCGTGGGGTTTCCGCACATGATAATCTTCGCGCCAACCGTACTCAGCGCACCCGATGCCGTCTCAAAGATGATATTCGGCACGCCGGACGCCTCCTCAACCACGAACAGCATGTGCGGCGAGTGGAATCCGGCCAACGCCTCTGGGTTCTCCCTGCGGCTGGTACGCGCCACCGCAAATGAGTCTGACGCCCCCTTCAGGGCAATCTTGTCGGCCTTGAACTCCAGCAAATTTTTAAAGGCGGTGGGCATGTTCCTCGCCCAGCGATCAATCTCCGTCCACAGCACGTCCGATAGCTGGTGTGCGCTGTTCGCGGTGACGGCAACCTTGCAGGGGTAGTGCGTCATCAGCCACCACAGCACAACCCACGACTCAAACGCAGTCTTCCCGACACCGTGGCCGGACTTAATCGCAACCTTATCATGCGCCGCAATGGCCTCTAACGCCTTGCGTTGCCACTTCTGCGGCGTTGCACCCAGTATCTGCTCCACGAACAGGACAGGGTCTTCGCGGATGGCGGCTAGTAGTTCAACCTCGCTTTTGGTGTGTGCCATTCGTATTTTCTCCGGTGTGGGGTGATGTTAACAAAAATCCATTCCCTTAACATATAAACGCCGTTTTTGCAGATTATGTGCAATTTTTCATCTCATACCCATTAACAGCGCCGTATAACAGGCAAGGGGGGGTGGTAGGGGTGTATATATTTTTACCCGCCCCCCGCGTGTGATTGATGGGGGGGGGTAGGAAAATTATGGCATTTTTCGACATATTTTCTGGTTTTGTCGCATAATGCCATTTATGCGTTTTGTGTTTCCTTTGTTTTCAATAGCTTAGTCTGCCTGTGGATAACTTTATGCGCGATATGCCCTATTTGCCTATTTCTTGTGCATCTCATCGTCAACCGTAATCTGGTTAACATCCTCGCCCGCGCGTACTGATTGCGGTTGTATGCTTTCTTCGTCAATCACGTCAACGTGCTTCAACCGCGCCGCATCGTTAACCTGTTGCAATACCTTGAGGAATGAGTCACCCGCCTCAACCTTGGACTCGATGCCCATCCTGTCGCCGTAAACCTTCGGTATCAACCTTGAGGCTTGCCATTTCTTGTTATCCGACACCAGACGTGCGGCTTGCGGATCAAGCATACCAGACAGCACGCTGTTATTGATCTCGTCTAACTGGTCAGCGTAGACCATACCGCGCGACGCCATAGCCGTCATGTAACGCCTTTCATAATCAGGATCGTCACATATCTTTCGCCATACCGTTGTCCAGCTTGGCATATCCTTATCTTTCGCCACATTAGTGCCAGCGCGTCCGGTTGCGACACGTTCCAAAAACACTACAAACTTTTCTTCTGGGGTTTTATGCGCGGCCATCTGGATCATCCATTTCGCTGTCAAATATTATCTCAAAAGCTGTTTCCTCATCGTCAACCACAAATAATGGCTGACCGCACTGACTGCAAACAACCGCCTGAGTTTCTTCGTAGCAACGCCCTCGGGTCTCGCTGTCACACCAGTGACAGACCACATAATCCTCAAAGAAGCGTACAAAATCGCGTACACTTGGATCAAACCTTAATACCCTACTCATTCACTGCCTCTTTAACGGCGCATTCTGCCCCTGTGGCGGCATATCCGGCTAAATCCACCCAGCTATCCCACCCAACAGGCTTACCCGCCTCATCAAGCGGCATATCGCCCTGATTGATCGCCTCAATCTGTCTGGCTATTTTCAAGCAAGCCATCGCCAACGCAACCTGAGTTGGTTTTACCTTAATGCCAAAGACAAGTGACCACATTGTGGCCACCCGCTTGTGATTTTCATAAACCGAGCCATAAGACTCGCCACGATCCCTGACAGTTGTCTTCGCCTCATCTAACATCTCGAACCTGTTCATTTACTTTCCCTTTCAATTATCTCAAGATTACACAAGGAACAAACCTTCCTGTCATCCTTCTGTTCTAATTCCGCATGACAATTTGGGCAAGTGCCGTCCCTCAATCGTCTAGCCATTGACCCATCACCTTTGTCTATCATCTGCGATTTCCCTTCTTAAATCTAATTCGAGGCATGCTATCATCTGGGACTTTACTCCACTCGACATAAGACACGGCCAGAGGCTCAGTTATACCATTGTGCTCAAGCGGCCATATTTCCACTCGAAGCCCTTCCTTATCCTTGACAATGCACACGGTCATATTCCGCACATCAATCCAGCCCTGCTTCGAGTACATAACATACTCGCGGCCATCGTAAAGCATTTCACGCGTCTCGCTCTCACGACCCTGCGGCGCACTTGCCGCCTTATCAAAATGGGATTTCGTCATTTAACTGTGCCTCCGTAATTGTTTTCTGTTTCGTCACACTCTCAACCACCGCACCATCAAACGTGCGCTTGATGGCATCGAGCGTCTTTGCCTCCTCATTATCCCGCCACGCACCGATGATGCGTCCAATCTCCGCCACGGAATAAACAATCATGTCACGGTTATCTTTCTGCACCCGCGACACCTCGGCATCGGTTTTAGCTATCGCCAGCACCTTCCCATCTGGCATAGCCGCTTCCCAATGCTCTCCGGTCAACTCCTTTGCCCCAGCAAGCACTGCCGCCCTCTCAAGAACCTTGATGCCTCGGATGGTCGTCTGCACTTCTTCTTCAACCGCTATCGGGTCAACCCTGTCTATCGCCGCATTCATCTTATCCATCTGCGCCATAAACCGATCCCGCAATTCAGCCGACACAAGGAAGGGCAGTCTGTCCACCCCCCAGCGCAACTCCGCATCAGAAATAACCAGATCATATTGGATCAGCCACTCCTGCACCTTCTTGTACGCCCTATCTGTCGGCGCGAAGTGATTCTTGATTAGACTCGTATCCGGTTTCCTAGTCCTCTTTGTCTTCCTCTGATAAGCCATTCCATTTTCCCTTTCTGACTCGGTGAGGTGTGACGATGTGATATGTGATGTGATTGTGACCCCTAAGGGGGAGTCACATCACACACACACCACCACACGGTGTGATTTCACATGTGATTTGCGTGTGATTGCAATCACATCTCAGCCCCTTTGTCCTTGATAATCCACACTTTTTTATCTTCTATCCCAATCACACGCTTGTCCTGTAATCCCCTTCTTGCGTCTCTACGCTTTCCGGCGTTCACATCGGGGCATTTATTGGCGTGTGCCGCGTGCCAAGTGTCCACATGAATGATCGATTGACCCGCATCGATGACCGCATTCTGGAGTGCCTCCAGAGCGAATTGCTGTTCGATTGTCAGTGGCGCTGGCCTCTTGCTCTGGCGTTTTTTCTCCTTTGCCTCATCCTCACCGACCGCGACCATCACGATGCTTTGGTCGTCTATTGTGGCTACCGTCACCATCTCGAAGTTCATGTCGGGAATTATTTCTGAGTCCTTCTGCTTTTCCACCTTGAGCGTCACAATGCCATCGAAGTTAGTGACGGACATAGCCGCATCAACCCCGCCCAAGAGGCTAGACGAACCCCTCATGCCCTTCGCCGTGTCCTTACCCGCATGATGCACCGCGAGCAACGCAGAGCCTGTGTGCGCCTTAATTTCGTCACATGCGGCAACGAACAGCCCCATATCTGTCGCTGAGTTTTCCTCGCCGCCCAGCAAAGCCCTTGCCACGGTGTCCACGACAACCATCGTGAATTGCTCACCGATGCTGTCAATCGTGCATTTGAGCCGCGCAATGTCCGCCTCATCGCGGAAATTCACCGCAGTTGGCAGGACGTAGAGGTTCGCCGTGTCGTGCTTGCCGTGCCACGCCTCCCACGCCTTCACGCGCTTACCCATACCGCCGACACCCTCGCCAGCGATGTACAGCACAGAACCGCGCCTAACCGCCCTGTTTTGCCACGATAGACCGTTTGCAATAGAAAGAGCCATATCGATAGCCAGAAACGACTTACCGCTTGCTGGTGCGCCGTACATGACGGTAAATCCGTGCAACGTCACCAAGCCGTCCACCGCCCACGTCACAGGAGGCATCGCCTTTAGCTGATTGGTCGTCATTACCTCAAACGGCACGATTTGAGAGCCGTCAGCGTCCGCAACTATCTCCTCTACCAGTTCTGGGTCTGGATTGTGGATGTCCGCCTCAGTGACCGCGCTGGCCTTGGCAACCGCCTCACCCAGCGTTGCGGCATCGTTGCCCTGCGCCAGCCAGTCCACGACATCACCCTTGGGCGGCAGACCGGACAGGCCAACCACCTTAATCTTTGACGCCCTGCCCCACAGTGTGCGCTTGACCTTGTCGGCGTGTGCCTCACCCGCATTATCATTATCGGGCAGTATCACGACATTACGTCCCTCGAAGTAATCAGCCAGTTCCGGCTTGAAATTACCTGCGCCGCCTGAATTGGTGGTGGCAACGAACCCGATCTTGATAAGTGCGTCAGCCGCCTTCTCGCCCTCAACGATGAAAATAGGCGCGTCTGGGTTCTGCATTATGCCCATTAAATTGTACGGCAGTGGCTCGACATCCTTGACTGAGTTAAGCCACCCGCCATTACCATCCGGTCTGCGCTGTCTGAATGTCTTCGGCTCATAGCGAAGCACCTGATAGCCCAATTCGCCGTCAGCATTATAATATTCGTATATTTTGGATATGTACTGCTTTGGCACTAATGACTTTTGAGCCTGTCGCTGGATGCCGAACTCACGTTCAAGTGTCTCGGCAACCGACCCCGATATTGTGACCTTGCCGTAGTTTCGCACGATGTCCACCACACCGCCGCCCTCGCACAATTCAAAGTCGTAATATGTTGATTTTTGTAGGTCTAATTCTTTTGAGCCGTGCGTACCCCAGCGCAGTGTCCGGCCTTTTATGGACAGCTTCGCATTAGGCTCGCCCCAGTAGTGCTTGGCTACTCGCTCGGCGTGTGCAGATATATTTGTTGTCATTGCTAACCCCTCTTGTCCCTTGTCCCTTGGAAGTGGTGCGGCAGGGACAAGGGAAACCCCCGCCGCACCCCTGCACTAGAACAGTGGGTCAGCCGCCGCCTGTGCGGGTGGTGGTGATCCCGCAGGTGCGCTAAAACTCACATCTGGTGCAGGTTGAGTTGACGGCTGGGCTGGAGCGACCCCACCGTCAAACATTGCCGGACGGTCAATCCACTGATTGATTGACCATTCGGGAACTTTAAATCTCAACTCGCCTTGAGGCGTGTCGATCTTGACAGTCTCTGTGCCGCCGATGGTAACAACCGGAGTCTTGCCGGCGTTTTCCGCCTGACCAGCCACAAACTGATCGTGCAACTTATCCATCGCACGCATGACCGTCTTGGCACTGTGAGAGAACTCACGCAGTCCCAAGTCACCGCTTGCAATCTTCACGCGGAAGCACTGCTTGTGGTCATCCGTTGGCTTTGGCGGCATACGCTCGCCAAGGTTGACCATATGAAAATCGGGTGCGCCTGTCGCAAAAGACAGCCAGCCGATCTGCATATTATCAAAATCCATCGCAAAGCTGATCGGCAAAGCCATCTCGGTTTCATTCTTAACCCAGCCGCTTCCATCGTTTTCACGATCCACCTTGATTAGATCACCAGCCTTGGCATCCCATTTCACGATTGGTGTGATGTCACCACCACCAGAAGATTCAGTCTGTAATCCTAACGCCATAACATTTTCCTTTTCTGTAACGTCATTGATTTTGGCTCACGATTGTGAACCCGCTAATCGGATAGAACGCGCAGATGTCCACGTCTTGTGGGTCATTACGATCTGTCCGTCCACCCATCCTTAAATCAAGTGGATGGGCAAAGTCAAGCCTTGCGACACAATCTGTGTATTTGCAGATCAGGTAACAAGGCAATCCGGTCTTGCGTGTCAGCGCGTCAGCCGACAACACCTTCGACAGCGAAATCATCACTGTCGGATACTTGTTCATATGGAAACTGCGCGTCTTTACCTCGGCGAAACCAAGGCACTCGGCGTCCCTGAATATGGCAAAGTCGAGGCGGTACTGCATAGGTAGCTTGCGAAGGCTGTAGCCCAAGCCCGACACAATGTCGGCGACTTCCTGCTCGTTTTGCAGGTCTTTGCTTGTCTCGTACTTAGGACGCATCGGACAGCAACTCGCGGCACACCATCATAAAAGTGTCCCAGTCCATCTCGACAGCGTAACGCCAGTCATACTTATCTTCGTCAGGCTGAACCCCGAACTTGCCCAGATCAGCCACCGCCTGTAGCGGCACACGGCATCGTATGGGCTGGCGATCATACTTATAGATCAGAGCCGGATAGCTGTCGTGTTCGTTATCCGCAGACCTTGCCGCCGCGCATATCTGATCCCACCACGCGGGCTGACTACTTGTCCCCTGACCGTATCTTTTCAATTCCAGCATGAATGGAAACGCCTTGCCGTCCTCGCGGGTAAGGTCATCCAGACCAGCCTTCTGATACTGCCGAAGGTTACGGTGAAACTTGATGCCAAGAGCCTCGTCAAGAGCCTTGGCAATGTCACGCTCAAACTGTGCGCCTTTCTGGCGACCACCACCAGCTTTCATCTAACAGACCTCCCCAGCGGCTCTTGCTACATCTTTGAGTCGCTCATCGCGCAGGTTTTCCAAGCCCTTCTCAATCAACTCATCGGCAAGGCTGGCCATCGATCTGTGCGCCGAATGCTCTAATTCTGCCTTTAGACCAGCCGTTGTGCTGGTTCTGAGTCGAAGCAGTGTTGCTTTAATTTCAGACACTTAGCGTCTCCTGTAAAAATAATTGAATATTTATGTACTATAAACCTTGTATCACATCAATATATATCTTATCTATAGTACATCACTGGAACATAACAGCACTAACCAAGGGAGAATATAGAATGATTAAACAAAATACAAAAAATCACCACGCAATGATTAGCATGATTGGTGAATACAACACATTCAGAGATTATGTTAATCGCCCTCAAACCCAGACAAATGCGGACATTGCCGCATTCAGTGCGGTTCGCGCCTGTGGGTATTGCCTCGAAGCTGGCTATGACCCGCAGAGCGTTATCACTGACGCACATGAGTTTGTTGTTGAATGTAATCGTAAACTTGAGGCGGCGGCTTAACAGCCCCGCCCGAAAGGGGTTTTATAATGGAAAACTTAAACATAATTGCAAACGCACTTGGTTGGGAAGTTGTCAAAACAACTCAGGACGATCATCTCAAAGGTTATTGGGTTTTAGAAATTGGTTGTGGAGAGTGTGAATGCATAAAAGGCTTTGTAACTTTAAAAGAAGTTGCAAACTTTTTATCTAATGAAATTTCTTTGAGGTTATCAAATTCAAAGGCGGCGGCTTAACAGCCCCGCCCCAACCAAGGGAGAATATAGAATGACTCACTTTGAAATTCAGTATTTTTGTCAAAGGGGTGGTTGCTTCCGCGTTGACAAATTTAACAAGCACGATGACGCCAAACACTACTTTGAAAAGGCTATAGATGAAGCGGTTCGCTTTCAAAAGAAGTATTCTGACGATCCGCATATCAGCAAGTTTATTGCCTTTCAAATTGAATTTTTAGAGCGAGACGATGAGATAGATTGGTTGGCGGAAGTCAACAGATGGTCGGCGTATTAACAGCCGCCCGAAAGGGGAAAATAAATGCCTGAACAAAAACCATATTGGTACGTTGTCGAACATGCCTTCACGCCACGCGGCGCACAGGTTAGTAAGCCGTACCTCGACAAGCTGGACGCGCTTGACGCGGCCTACGCTTTACATGATCGGCTGTGGATGCCCAAGACTCGCATCCACGATGGCGAAATCTGGGTGGGAAGGGTCGTTGTTATGTCCGAGTCCCGCCTCAAAATGAATGGCTGGTACACCAAGCCTGAGAAGAAATCCAACTACGCGAAAGGGAGAAAGAAACATGACATCACTCGCAGATAGTATTATTGGTGGAATTATTATCCTGATATTTTTCTTGGGCTGGTTCGACTGGTTGTGGATATTCGGCATCGAGTCGTCACGCTCTTATACTTGGTGTTATCTCATGTCGATCTGGGGGGCAAGCTGATGTCAGATAAAATCACAATCAAACTGACCAAGAGTCAGGCACACACCGTAATCGATGCGTTGATGGATTACATTTATGACCACCCAGACAGTGACATCGAGTCCGAAAAGGTCAAGTCATTGGTCAATGCATACACTGAAATTCTAAACCAAACCGTGAAGGGAACAAAATAATGGTCGGGAAGTTAACGCCGGATACACTTATTTCAGCATCACGCATACCAGTATTGATGGGCGTCAGCCCATACGAAACACCTAATGAGCTGATGCGTTCCATCTTGGATGCGCGTCAGGGCAAGCCACGTCAGTGGCTGGAGCAGAATGAGCCGATGTTCTGGGGCGACACACTAGAGCCAGTCATCTTAGCCGAGGCCGCGAAGCGCCTGAACCTGACCGATGTGGTTCTTGACTTTGACGCGGCTATCCATCACCCATCCCTGCCGCTTGCCGCCTCTCTGGACGGCAAGGGGACAGGCACTCAGATGGTCGCGCACGACCCAGCCAACGGCATCTACTGTCCGCAGGGCAAGCCTGTTGACATAAGCGGCGTGGGCGTCCTTGAGGCAAAGAACACCAGCGTCATTGCCGAGGATGCACCAGCACCGCACAGGGGTGTCTTACAGCTACAGGCTCAGATGATGTGTACTGGATATGAGTGGGGTTGCGTTGCTGTCTTGTATCGCGGCGGTGAGTTGCGCCTGTTCATGTATCAGGCCGACCTTGTGGTGCAGGGCGAGATTGCTAACGCGATCCGAGAGTTTGAGCGTAACATCGAACTTGGCGACTGGTATCCGGCAACCACGTCAGCAGACGCAAACGCCGCGTGGAATAACGTGGACGATGGTGCGCCGCCACTTGATCTGGATGACGTGCCGGACGCGGACTACTGGGCTGGCATCCTGATTGACGCCAAGGCGCAGAAAAAAGCCTTGGATCAGGAGATCGACATTGCCGAGGCAAACCTGAAAGAGATGCTGGGTAATCATGAGGAGGGCGTGGTTACTAATGACGGCTCACGTTATTACATCAAGTGGCCGATGCGTAAAACCCGCGCACAACCAGCCAAGACGGTCGCCGCAAAGCCGGAGTCGATTGTCCGCCAGAAAACCCTGACCGTGAAGGAGATGCCCGATGGCTAATCTTACAAAGGCACAGAGCGAGGTGTTGCGCTGGATTGCACGACACCAGCGTAGGTACGGCTTCACGCCGTCAGTGCGCGAAATTGCGAAGGGAATGGGCAAGGGCGTCACGACCATTCAGTACCACATCCACAACCTTGTTGATCGCGGCGCAATCAAGAAACCAGCCGGAGTGCATCGGTCTATTGAGATACAGTAAAAAAGGGGCGGGAAACCGCCCCTATTATTTTATTCAATAAATAGTACATTGGGGTATTGATATCGATGCGATATCGTACTATATAATATGTATAACGAACCAAGGGAGATAGACATGACTTACTTTGAACTTCGACTTTTTAATCAAGGCGGCACTTGCTTTCGTATTAGCGAGTTTCGCAAGCATTCAGACGCCAAAACGCACTTTGACAAAGCCGTAGATCAATCTGTTATCTGGCACAAGCTGATAGATGATGAGCCGCAGATTTGCAATCTCATAGCCTACGAAATACAGCTTGTCGAGCGAAACAACGCAATGACTTGGCTGACTGAACACAACAACTGGACGGCGGCTTAACAGCCGCCACCCCAACCAAGGGAAAATAAAATGGCTACAATGAAATTTGAAATAACATTGGAAATTGAAGAAGCGCAAAACGCTCCAACAAAATCAGAATATAAAGAGGCTTTCGAGCAGTGGCTTGAGCATCGCAATCCATATGATGACCGCCAATACATTGTTGGCTCAAAGGTTGTCGCAAAGCGATTATAGGATAAACGATATGCAGTACAAAGAATGCCCAGAATGTTGCGGCGAAGGCCAGATCGAAACTGAGACAGCCGTTGCGGATTATCAGTGCGGCGGCTATCTTAGGGGCGTGATTGTTGAGTGCCACGCCTGTGATGGATCAGGCGAAATCGAAGACGAAGCATACGAAGATTAATCGAGACAGCGCGTCAGTGCCGCTTTATGCCTGACTATTTCTCCCTCGACTCACCCCCACTGCCTCAAAGCGGTGGGGGTCTTTTTATTTCTTGCCGATGAACTTGGATGCGCCGCGCATTGCAAATGTGGCCGAAACAATCAGGCCGAGGCTGTACTGATACCAATCAGGCATCGTTGACAGGGCATCGAACCCATCTGCCACCACCTGACGCCCCCAGTCTCCGCAGAACGCCAGTATAAGCGGCACAGAGAACAGCACGGTCAGCCATTCGTCTTTCCAGCTAGTCAGGCTACCCTGCGCCATAATCTTTTCCCAGCCAGCCTCATGAGTAGCGGCAACCTTCATTACCTCGGCTTCCGCTTTAGCCTTGGCGACCTTCGCCTCGCTGGTTGCCTTCTTCTCGTCCGCCTTGCCCTTGAGCCAAGAGCCAGCCAGATCGCCCACAATCGGGATCAGTGCCTGTATCATTCTTAAAAGCCTCTCTGTTTCGCCTTGCCTGTTCTTCGGCTGTCCTGTCGTTCATGTCCCAAATTTGGTACATTATTTTTCATGCCCCAGCCAGACTGCAAACGCGCCTGTCATTGCGCCAGTAACGGTGGCCGTCAGGGCTGTCGCCTGTGAAGTCATCGACTCAACAGGCAACGAAATGTACCATTCGATCACGCGGATATACATGAACGTCATAGTAAACATCATGAGTCGCGGAAGTATCTTCCATTTCAAAAATCGTTCCATCGTTAATTCAGCCATCAGCCAGCCCCCTCATACGCTCCACCAGCCGCTTTGCGCGGTTTGGTGTCTGTTTATACCACTTTGAGTCAACCATCTCGTCTGCGGCCTTCTGCCAGTCCCTAGCGTCCACGCCAGCCTTCATGCCTACAAACTTGGACAGGCGGGGACGGCCAAGCTGAAAGCACATATTGGCAATGACAAGCTGGGCGTCTTCTGGCAATTCATCAAAGTCGGGATAGATTATGTTGCAGTCCTCAACCGTCACGGCGATGTCCAGCTTGAATAGCTGGTTCACTCGCTCCGCAGTAACCTTTGTGCCGACTGGCTGGCCGTATTCTGGGTCGTCCTCGACAATCAAATGCCCGATTCCGGTTGTTGGCAGTCCGAGGTGATCTAAATATATCTCGTGCTTACAGCCTTCATCTTCGGCAATCTCTAATCTCAACTTATCTATATTCATCTGCTTCGCCTCTCTCTCACAACCTGCACCGCCCTGTCCCACGAATCCGCCTCAATGTCCGGCTTCTCGAAGTAACTCGCCTTGACGCGCTTACTCTGCTGGTTAATGTGTTCTGTCGCAAACGCGACACAGCGCCTAGAGTTTATGGCGCACAAAATTAAAATATCATAATCTTGGATTGTCGGAAGCTCCTTGGCCTTCCTCTTTCCATTTCCGGAGGCAAGCTGAAAGTGATATCCGGAGGTTTGGTGGTGTCTGGTCTTTATCAGTGTCGCTGACTTAACCTGCACCCGCAGGAACTCATCACCGTACCACGCGACAAGGTCAACCTTGTCCTGCTGTGCCATCGACACCCGCCAGCCTCGCTCC